CCCCAATCTTCTACATCATGTATCGAGCAATACTGGATATCACACACACCTGTTGTCGTCGATATCTCAATACCCCGCCTTCCCCCAACATTCTCCCCAAGGAAAGAAAATTGTGTCCACCTAATTACTACAATTGCCGTAGCACCGATTGAAACAAATGTCATAATACTGCTAGAAGCGGATCTTACTCGTACGTTGCGGGTAAGCAGGCAAACATCAGCTTGTACCGGACTTGTGCCAGTGTGTGAGAACTGAAGACCACCTCCAGCGCCAGCAAATCCATCTACCGTAAGGGTATCCACTCCGGCATTTCCGTTAAGAAGCCCTCTCTCAGTACGCTCATTGCCATCCCTTGATGTCTTTGCAACAACAATTACATCATTATCTAGCCAACCAGTATCCTGATTTACTCCGAGACTGGTGGAATTTACTGCTTCATCTGTATTTAATGCGCACGCTATGATGTCTTTCCCAATCGTTCTTGACAACCCATAAGAATTATAAGTTCCACCATTACGACACCGAAAACCCATTCCACCATCAGCTACGGGGTCAAACTCAAGAACGGCTGTACTGCTTCTAGGAATTTCTGCACCAAGTGAACCTTGACTGAATACTCCATGGTTATAAATGATAATATCGCCCGATACTCTAAGGTAGTAATTTGTAGATGCTGCTACTCCATAAATAAAAGACCCTCTTTGACTTACGGTTAAGCAGGGTACATTGTCAGTACCCGCTCCGTAATCTGTTGTTGCAGTTTGATTCATTGTTACTATTATGTTGTTACCTGTCGCAGGTCCGGTGTGCTCTCCCATAACATGAAGTATGTCAGTTGCAACAGGTGCTAGAGTGGTTGTTGTCCTCAGCTGTCTTGACCAATTACCTGCTGTTGCGTTTCGATATAAGTTAAATTGAGCAGATGTCGATCCCCTTATTGATACAGTATATGCTGTTGCAGCAAGTAGTAATACGGGTGCTGCAAATCTGAATAGTAGCCAGCCACCTTCATTTGTACCCACTGTGCAAGTAGGAAGGTCGACAACATCTATCGTCGTTGGAGTCCCAACAACATCAGAACCACCCAGCGCCAAGCGAACTGTAGCAGTTCCCGTTGGGGAAGCTTCACGAGAAGCCAATTTCACGGCTATGCCGTCAATCGTTATTGCTCCTGGTGTGAATGTTGCCGACTCGACGTAAGCTGTGGTATTTGCAGTATTCCCCAACTCTGAGTCAAGAAGGGAGGTGGGGTCAGATAGACCCCATGTTGCTGCGTCCGTGAAGTTGCCAGTAGCACCGCTTATTAATACTGCCATATTAGACTAGAAACGTTAGATAAGGAAACTGTCACCAACTTTTAGCTTAGCTCTCTCTACTGCTAGCCTCTTTAGTTCGGTGATCTTTTCCCTTCCAATTTGTAATATATTATCAGCCAGACCCTCTACTTTTTGACCTTTATATAACATCTGGCTCGTATCATTATTAGTGACATCAAAAACTACATACATATTACCTGATGAATCAACCTCTGAAACTTCTGTTAGTGTTACTTTCCACATAATGTTTTGAATAAATTATTAAACTGTACTTGCGTCTGCATAAACCAATGTTAAACGATTACTCCAAGCCGTGCTATAGTTTATAAGACTAGCGTTTTGTTTAATGGTTGCATAGTCTAGCATCAAGCCAGATATCGTTTTCGTCATTCTTCTGACTCTCCATTCACCATCGACCCGCTCATCCCCAATATAGGTTACCGTCGAGCTTGCATTTTCCAGATCATTCAATTGATGGCTCCCCGTTGTAGAGGTTTCAATCTGACCTTTCCCATTCACTCTGACTCTCACGTCATTACCAGCTGAGTCTTGAAAACTGGAGCCTCCGCCGTTGCCCGTGTAGATATCAGCCATTCTCTCCAGGGCTTTGTAGAATTTAGCTCCATCAGATAGTCTAACAGGGACAGGATTCTTAGCACTAAGAGAATCAAGAGCTTTGATAATCTTTTTTATTTCCGAGAGATCAGGAGCCTCGACATTAACGATTGGAGCATCTACATTAACGATTGGAGCATCGACGTTTACGACTGGAGGTGAAACCTTAACCTCAGGTCTAACGTCCATCTTCTTAATACTATCCGCCATCATCTTAAGCGAGGGGACAAGCTCTGCAAGGTTAGAGACCTTTAGTTCTTTTGGGAGATTGTTTATACCAATCATTTTAGGGAAGGGGATTTGTTTCGGAGGACTGGGGAACTTCACAGGTGGGAAGTTGACAACCTCTACCTTCTTCTGGCTCTCGATTGGTTTCCTGAGTTCACGAAGGGCAAGGTTTGTATCTCTGATCTGTTTCTCAATTCCCTTAGCACTTAGTATCTCAACCTGACCTGTGACAGAGACCTCTTTCTGGGGGTTTTGAATAGTAACCTTAAATATATTTTTAGTTGCAAAATCTCTGAGAGCAGCAACAGAAGCACCCGCACTATTAACAATAGTGTCTATTAGAGACTGTACGAGCAGAAGGACTGTTTTATATTCCATATCATTAGATTATACCTCCAAGATTATATCCAGGAGTTTCACCTGTTCCCATAGCGTCGGGTATTTCTTCATTACCTGGATTACCGCCAAAGGCCTGAGTTAATGCATCAGCGCCTGGAACCTGTGGAGGTGGTGGAGCTGTTAACTGCTGAACCTCCTGTTCAGACTGTAAATATCTCATGTGTTTTTCTACGTAATTTGTGAACATCTCCTGAATCTCAGGATCGTAATTTGCTTGATTATCCTCGTAATGGATACTTACTATCTGAATCAGATCCATATGGGCATCACGAACCTTAATTTCTGGCATTTGACCACGTTCAATCATTTTAATGTCTCTTTTACCCTTTTCATCAATGGAGGTCACTATATCCTCAATATTCTCCATCTCAGGATATGAGTCCATGAGAGCTTCAACGATCGGAATAACATCAACCTGCACCCCTGTTGGAATAACATCTCGGTTAAGAACACCGAGCATATTCTGCAACGAGGCCTGACGAGAGGCAGGTGTCTGTTTAATCATTGATTCTGGGTAAGTATAGACATCAAAGTTCGCTGAAGTGAGTGATGGGTCGATTGCAATCAGTTCACGCATACCCTTCTTCCCAGTGATTGCGAAGGTCTGCTCCTCTGTAACAAACTGTGCGTTCAGTGCAATAAAATGATCTCCAATATTTTTCAGTACTTGTTCACCAAATAGATCCATAATCATCTGGATATTTGTTTCTATATTTTGGTCAATTATCTGAGCACCACGGGCTGTCTGATTTACAGCTTTTGACGGAGCGCCTGAGCTATAAAGAGAAGATATACCACCAGTACGTTCAAACTTCATCTGGAGTTCACGCCCGACCTCAAGCATTGAGCGGGTTCCATCTTGTGGACGAATAGGTACAATTTGCCCTGGGTCACCTGCGACACGGATGATTCCTGATGGACGTTGCTTGAACATGTAATCTGGAGTGGTTGCTGCTGGAGACCCTGCAATCCACATGTTGTTATTAATAGAGCGAATGTTTGTGAGTGTTTGATTTAAAACCTCAGTTGAGGCAATCTGTGTATCCCCTACGGCGTCAACAACAGACATGGAGTAGAACTCGTCATCTTCTGGGAAAGCTGTCATATCAATATACGGATACTTCCCATGCCAATACGGATTCTCCCTTTCTACATTAATGATGCGATCACTGTCATCTACGAGTGGTTTGTAAAGAACCTCTCCATCTAAGGTGTGCATGCATACAACGGGGAACGTGGCTGCACGAAAAGCCATCTCAACAGGATCTTTCTTATCACCCTTATTGGTAACAGTTTCTGCATCCTGCACAAATTCCGCCTCATAATCCAAGGCTTTAGAAGTAACACCATTTTTACGGAGCCATTCAATAAAGGTCTTGTCCCAATATTCATAGCCATATGATTCATTATCTTTAATCATCTCCCCAGGAGAAAGCTGAATCTCTTCCATGATATATGGCTGTTCTGTCAGATCAGGTATATTTCTGTTTGGAATGAGGATATTATTAAAGCGAACGAATTTGAGGTCAGCTCTGTTTATAAGTGGTCGCATTTCGTATGAATATTCACCACGGGTGATAACAACGCGAGGGTCGTACTTCCAACCTGTTTTGAAGTATGCTTTTCCCGTAAGGTAGTTTGAATAAAATGCACGAGTTAACAGGGTCGTTAATGAAAGCTCTCCAATTTCCCAGTTCACAAAGTCCTGGTTTAGTTTTCGGCGCTCAAAGTCAGCTGGATTTCTAGCCTCAAGACGAACTTTTGTCATTGAAGGATTTGACCTGGAGATATAGTTTCGTATTAGAGGGAAAACCTGTTGATCGACGAGGGAATAATCCCACTCATAAGTATCATCTACCAGAAGAACACCCTTGTAAAGGTTGCGGTTAACTTCTACTCGGTCAAAAACTTCTTGCGCAAGTTCATGGGCTTTGTTGTAGCGGTGTTGAATTATCTCGGCGTATCTTTTATCCATACTTTATATTCTAATAATAGGCTACCGATCAGTGATTTGTAATATCTTTGCTGATCGCTTCTTAATGTTCTTCAGTAGTACCATGTACCTCTCACGAGTGATTGAAAGCGTCTTTGCACAATCAGCGTGGTTTAAGTTATATCCTGCTTCACGCATAATCTGATAAAGAAGAATCACTTTATCACGATCATTCATCCCTATTAGGAGGTGAAGTAAATAAGCATCAGCCTGTAGGACAGAAGCCATACTATCTGCTCCACTTCCATCGTCACTTTTATCAAACGATTGTCCATCTGGGTAGTTCATCTCCGAGAAGTTGTATGACTGTGCCAGAAACTGCAACGTCTTTAGATATGTTTTTGGCATGTTATTGTATTATCTTTAATAATAAATTGATCCATTATCTCTTTCATTATGCGCACCTTCTTTTGTGGTTCCATTGCGTTTCGCTTCACACCTTCCTGCCTATACCATAGGAGAGTCTCAGCTTTTTTGAATGTGTGACCATTACACATTGCTCGCAACCAGAAATCAAGATCCTCTAACACCTCCCATTTTCCAAACCCTTTCAGGGATTCATATACAGTTCGTTTCATTAGGCAGGTAACAGGGATGGGAAGCTTCTGCATCTTTTCAACGAATGAGGGGTTGACTGGATCTGGAACAACTGATAGTGATTTCCCTGAGCTACCAAAAAAGTAGATATCTGGAAAAGCAATATCAGCTCCGGATCCAATGACTAGTGCCATCTTCTCCAGATAGTCGGGGGATATGATATCGTCTCCGTCTAAGAACAAGACAAGTTCACCGCTGCTATAGCGGAAAGCTTCATGTCTTGCTCGTGCCACACCAAGGTTGGTCTTTAGCATGATGGTGGTTGCGTCTGTGTGATGTGCAGGGCAATCACAGCCATCATGAACGATGATGATCTCTTTCGGGTCTTTCGTTTGACGAAGCACCGAGGAGACACATTCATCAAGATACTGCTCCTTGTTGTAGCAGGTTATTAGAACGGAAACGTTTATCATATTTATTTGTCTGAACTAACCACATCATTCACCACATCGACCTTCTCTCATGCAGTAGGCTAGGCAACGTAAGTTACATCCACATCATTCACCACATCGACCTTCTCTCCTTCGAGTTGATCTTCCTCTCTCAGGGGTCTCAACTTATCAAGTCTTCTCAATTCTTCACGAATAGTGCGGATCCCTTTTTTAAGTTCCTTCACCTCTTCCACTAATTTCTGAGTTTCTATTAGATTGAATTGAATTGACTCAGTATGAGTACGTCTCTGTTCTGTATCTAGTTGTTCTTGATATCCATTTGCCATATTATTTTCACCTCCTTCTCTTCATTAGAGAACTTCTACTTGTTAAAGAG